CATCCAGTAGATCAAGTAGATCATCTAGTAGCTCTAGTAAATCAAGTATATCAAGCGGCTCTAGTGGCTCTAGCAGTAGAAGTAGTAGAAGTAGTAGTAGTTCATCCGGTCCTTTCGCTTGTCCTGATATATGTGTATCAGGTGCAGGAAATACAGATGTAAACGGTAATTATACTTGGAATGGCACGAGATGGAATGGGCCAAATGGTTATTATATGTTAGCTATGTTTGGGCAATACTTTGCAATAGTGGCTGCTGCCTCTGATCCAGATAACTACGAATGGGAGTATTATTATTACGAAGATCCTATTGGTGAATGCCTCCTGAAACCGGATGGTACACATACTATGGAGCGGATCCCGCTCCTACTCTAACTCTAACTGCATGTGCGAGCAGTTCAAGCAGTAGCAGTAGATCAAGTGCCGCAGCTGGTTCCAGCAGTAGCTCAAGCAGGTCCAGTAGCAGCAGTTCAAGCAGGTCTAGTAGTAGCAGCTCAAGCAGGTCTAGTAGTAGCTCTAGGTCTAGTAGTAGCTCTAGTTCTAAGAGTAGTTCCGAGAGTTCCAGCAGTAGCTCATTACCTAATGTTAGCTCAAGCAGTAGCTCTAAGTCAAGCAAGTCAAGCAAGTCAAGCTCTAGTAGCTCTAGCAAATCGAGTAGTTCTAGTTCTGTAAGTAGTTCTAAGAGTAGCAGTAGTTCAAGCAAATCAAGTAGTTCTAGCAGTAGCGTAAGCAGTAGCAGTAGTGTATCAAGCAGCAGCAGGTCAAGTAGATCAAGTAGCAGCAGAAGCAGTAGCAGAAGCAGTAGCAGCGTAAGCAGTAGGTCAAGCCAGAGCAGTAGTAGCTCGGCGATGAGACGTAGGCCCGGCTATATAGTTCAGACATATATGGCAGACTACATAGAGGAATGCAATATAGCTACTGCTATAGTCGCAGAGATAATAGCAGATGCTATATATGAATCCAATATAGCTACCACAATAGAACAATCTTGCATAACGGCTTTCGGGCCAGAGGCCGAAAGTATTAGAGGATTTTGATACCGATATACCGAATAGATATACATAGGAGAAGTTATGAAAGCAACAATACCAGCATACGAGCATTTACAGAATAGCCATTTTACCAGACAGGATCGAATCAAGTATGATAATGCCTACATCCGCATACAAGATGTAGACTCTATCACCTACAGAACATTCATAGAGACAGGTAGTTTCCCACGAGAGTCTGTCATATCAGGATCGATAGATGAGTCAGTAGCCATTACAGATACACTAGATACAGACTGGGATAGAGATAATATAGGGTATAACTTCAGCCATACATTCTCAGCAGAACATATAGCCAGAGGTAATGCTACCTATCGTATAGAGATATTATTTAACCTGGTTGATGGCGGTAAGATAAGAGATGTATTCCGCATCAAGACTGTCAACATATACTCAGAGTAATCCTAGTGCCATTCCTACCTAAGAGACATAGCAATGATAAGCCTAAGATACATACACCCAAGATAATGGGTGTATATCACTATGATACTGCGTGGCGTAAGTTTAGAAAATATGTATTAGCCAACCTTCCTTTATGTAATGACTGTGGACATGGAGCATCAGAGGTACACGAGATACATAAGCAAAGAGGTAAGGAAAGAGATATATCTAATGTAATGAGTTTATGTAAGTCTTGCCATTCAGTTAGGACAAGCAAAGGAGAGTAATACACTATGATAATACATAAAGAATACATATTTAATAGTCTATTCCTTTGTCTTAAAACCTACATAAAAGGCCTAGGCAGGGTCATTTTTTCTATTATATAAGGTGGGATACCGACGTATGCCTCATTCGAGTATTTTTTCAAAATTAAGTTAGGGGTTTAGATTATGGATATGATTAAATGCAAATGTAAACGCTGCTTAATAGCTTTTGAATACGAACGCACTAGAGGTAGAGCGAAAAGTTTTTGCATTCCGTGTGCAGCATACGTAAAGAAAAAAGGATCCTATATAAAAATTAAAGATAGGGTTGGAGCTGTACCAGAATCCATAGAAATAGTAAATGAATTAACAGATGTGCAAGTTGATTCTATGCTAGGGATCCGGGCCAAACGCAGAGAAGAGAAACCAGTACAAATAATTCGGAAACCCATAACAGATCTTGCCAGCAAACTGGTTATACTGTTGAGCAAAATTAATCAAGTTATTGGACAGATTGACGAGGAGTCATCATTATGCGAGGCAGATATAAAGCACCTACAGGCACTAAACTTGAACAAGCTACGCTGAACGATTACGAACTTCCGGAGTCACCAAGCTGGCTATCAGCTGAGGCAGCCGAACACTGGAAGTATATGTCTATCGAGATGAGACGTATGGGACTTACATCTTCCATTGATGTAGGTGCATTCTCACAGCTGTGTCAGGCTTGGGGGGAATACCTTCACATGGAAAAGGTAATTCAGACTACAGGCTATGTGGTTCAGTCGCAACAGGGCGGATGGTATCAACGCCCAGAAGTAGGAATAAGAAATAAAGCGTGGGAGAGGTACAACAAGCTATGCCATCAGTTTGGGATAACCCCGTTAGCAAGAGAGAGGTTATCTATTAAACCAAGTACAGCAGCTAATGAACTTGAGGATTTTATTAACGAATGAGCGATGATGAAGACTACTTTGACGAGGGTGCAGCCAATAAGGTATGTGAGTTTTTCTCACGATTCCTACGGTTATCGACTGGCAAATGGCACGGTTCTCCATTCGTTTTACAACAGTGGCAGCAGGATATCTTGAGGGAACTGTTTGGGAGGAAGAGGTCCGATGGCCTGAGAAAGTACAGGCAAGCATATATAGAAGTTCCCAAAAAGAATGGTAAATCAACAATGCTGGCAGGGATTGTACTATATATGTTGATAGCAGATGGGGAGGAGTCCTCGGAGATATATGGTGCAGCAAATGATCGAGAACAATCCGGGTTAATCTTCAGAGAAGCAGCTAAGATGGTTAGAGCTTCGCCTAGTCTAACTCGTATGCTTGAGATCAGGGAGTCCACTAAACAGATATTCTTCCGCAAGACTAATTCATTTTATAAAGCTATATCATCAGAGACAGCGAGCCACGAAGGACTAAATGCATCGTGTATTGTATATGACGAGTTGCACGCTAGCAAGTCAAGAGAACTTTGGGATACATTGAGATATGCCGGAGCAGCTAGAGAGCAGCCATTAACTATAGTCATTACTACCGCTGGCTTAGCTGGCACTAATTCAATAGGTATTGAACAACACAATTATGCTGTCAATGTACTATCAGGAGTAAATCCTGATGATACATTTTTTGCAAAGATCTATGCTGCGAATCCTATAGATGATCCATTCAGCGAAGCAACTTGGAAAGCTGCAAATCCGTCATACGGTGTCACTATAGATGCAGAGAGCTTTCGTGAAGCAGCCAACGAAGCGAAGATTACTCCGTCGAAACTAAACTCATTTCTTAGATACAGATTAAATATATGGACCCAGCAAAACGAAAGATTTATACCATTGCACGATTGGGATCTGTGCGGCGAAGAAAAGTTCTCGTTGCAATCTCTAAGAGGTAGAGACTGTTATCTTGGAGTTGATCTTGCGAACAAGACAGACATAACCGCATTAGTACAAGTGTTTCCGCCAGTTAAAGATGATCCCAATTATTATATTATTCCGCACTTTTTCTTGCCCAGTGAATCAGCAATTTCGAGAGATCAGGCGGATAATATCGGATACCAAACGTGGCACAGACAAGGACATATTGAATTGACGGAAGGTAATATGATTGACCTGGAGTTAATCAGGAAAAGAATACTAGAAATCAACGATCTATATCCATTGAAGGAGATCGTAATCGATCCTTGGAATGCAGCAGGCATATCAACTAATCTACTTAACGATGGTATGAATGTAATTAGCTTCGGGCAATCGACAAAGAATTATTCCCCGGCTTGCAAGGAATTAGAGGGTTTAGTGCGAGATCGCCGTATTAGACATAACAACCATCCTGTCTTAAGGTGGATGGCGAACAACGTCACGATTGAACGAGATAGCTACGATAATATTCGCCCTAGCAAAAAGAGATCTGGGGAAAAGATAGATGGTATCACGGCAATGCTCGCCGGTCTGGCTCGGGTTATTCTCGCACCTACGGAAGAACTTGCGGCAAGATCTGGATATGAAGATAGAGGTTTAGTGTTCATTTAATAAATAGCAATAGGGAATAAATCAAGATGAATGTTTTCAATTTTTGGAAGAAAAAAGAAGAGAGAAGTGTGAAAGCTAGCGATCTAATCGGACTAATGCAGCCACCTACATACTCAGGTGTTTCCATTACTGAGCATAACGCCCTAACTATACCAGCAGTATATTCTTGTGTTAGACTACTTGCAGAATCTATAGCATCATTACCTTGCATACTATATAGCAAGAGTGAAGGTAGAAGAGACCGGGCTACCTATCATCCAGCATACAAACTGCTAAAGGATTCACCCAATCAGGAGATGTCAGCATTTACTTTCTGGGAGATGGCCGGCACTCATCTGAATCTATGGGGCAATTTCTATGCCTATATAGCTAGGGATAATGCCGCTAATCCGGTTGAGCTAATTCCTCTAATGCCTGATCGTACATCAGTAGAGCGAGTAGATGGAAGACTAGTATATAGAACTATCGTCAGTTCATCGCCAGCTCAAAGTAATATCAAATATTTTGAACTATCTGATATGCTCCATATACGTGGATTAACATTGGATGGTACTACAGGATTGAGTCCAGTAGCTCAACAGAGAGAAGCATTAGGACTAGCAAAAGCTACAGAACAACACGGAGCAACTTGGTTCGGAAAAGGTAGTCATGTAAACGGAATGATTGAACATCCAGGAAGACTTAGTGATGCGGCAGCTAAGAGACTAAGAGAGTCTTGGAACGCCAGACATAGCGGGTTGGATAATGCGCATAAGGTAGCAATTTTAGAAGAGGGTATGAAATTTTCCAGTGTAAATATGCCTAATAAAGATGCTGAATGGTTATCCAGTAGAAATTTTCAGGTATCAGAAATAGCCAGAATATTCAGGGTGCCTGCTCATCTAATAGGATCCACTGAAGCATCTAGTACATACTCTAATGTCGAGCAGCAAAACATAAATTTTGCAGTGTTTTCATTACGTCCGTGGCTAAGAAGAATTGAACAAGAGATAAATCTAAAACTACTTACGGAGACAGAGAAACAAACTGGCACTGTATATGCCGAGTTTCTAATTGATAGTCTGATGAGAGGTGATACGCTTACTAGATTCCAAGCATATCAAATTGCTAGATCAACTGAGTGGTTGTCGGTAAATGAAATTAGAGAACGAGAGAATCTAAATCCTATAGAGGGTGGCGACGTTTTTCAAAATCCTAATATCAATGTAGTTAAACCAATAGAGCCAGTAGCAGAGACAGTAGCAGAGCCAAAGCCAGAGCCAGTAGTAGAAGATGATATCGTCCGCAATATGACATATCAGGCTGTGGAGAGGGTAGTAAGAAAAGAGTATAAAGCCAGCCAAAAGAAAGCTACTGACTATAGATCTTGGATGAATGATTTTTCATCTGAACTACAAAGCGATATGAGAGCGGCATTAACTCCATTCAATAATGCAGCAGATGGGGCAATAGATTTATATAAGGAAATGATAGAAACTCGTGAAGAACCTATCAGTGAAGATGAGATTGGTAAAGCAACAAAGAGTATCGTAAACATAATTTTTGGGGATGAATAAAATGAACAAAGATATAGAATACAGATTCATAAATGAACAAACGTCGCTATCGATGAACAAGACGGAACAAGCAGTCAAAACGCTACACGGCTACGCTGCGGTTTTCAATTCGCTATCAGGAGATTTAGGCGGATTTAAGGAGCGAATCAGTCCAGGAGCTTTTACGTCAAGCTTAAAGAATGATATCAGAGCATTCATCAATCACGACTCAAGTCTTATACTTGGCAGACTAAATAATAATACTCTCATATTGAAAGAGGATGCTAGAGGATTGTTGGCAACTATCAGTCCACCAGATACTACATACGCAAATGATCTATTGAAAGTAATCGAGCGTGGAGATATATCAGGTATGAGCTTCGGATTTCGCGTTAAGAAAGATGAATGGAAACAAGAAAATAGACAGACTATCAGAACCCTAGTAGATATAGATCTATTGGAAGTATCGATTGTCACCATTCCAGCTTATGAAAGTACAAGTATATCAATAAGGTGTCTTGAAAAAATAAAGGAATTAAATCAGATTCAATCGAAGTATATATTAGAATTGGCAACTAGACGCAACAAAATACTACAATTGCTGAGTCAATTAAAGTAAATCTGCCGAGCCAGAGAAAATAGAGAGAAGAGATTGTTATATCTATTCACCTCAATAGAAGTCAAAGTAAATAGATAAGAGTAAATTAAATGAGCTATTACGAGAGTAAAAAATTAAGAGAAGAACTAGCAAAAATTGCTGATGAATCAGGAAAGATGATTAGCAAAGCTAGTGAAGAAAAGAGAGATTTAACTTCAGACGAAGACACTAAATTCAACGCTATCCACGAAGATGTAGCAAAGTTGATGAAGCGTATTGAGCAAGCAGAGAAAGCAGAATCTGTTCGTTCTTATATGTCTGATGTAAAAGTCAAAGATGTAAGAAGCGATACGGCTTGCCCAGAAACCCGCAAGGCATTGGCCAGCAAGGGTGAAATGGACGAATTCCGTGGTTGGTTGCGCGGTGAACAGCGTGCATTGTCTAGTTCAGGCGCATCATCCGGCCAGACATTGATTCCATCAACTTTAAGCGATCAGATTTTCAGCGAGCTCAAGGCTTATGGCACTATGAGAAATGTTGCAAAGGTAATTACCACTGGCGCTGGCGAAGTAATAACGATTCCTACTTCCACCGATATCGGCAATTCTGCTTCTATCATAAGCGAGTCAGGTACTATTACTGATGATACTGATAATGTATTCGGATCCGTCACATTGCCAGTATATAGCTATAAGACTACCATCATCAGAGTTCCTTGGGAATTCTTAAATGATAGTATCATATCCTTAGAGTCTTTCTTGGTTTCCCAGCTCGCAGTGAGAATCGGTAGAGGTACTGAGAATCACTTCGTAAATGGAACAGGAACTGGACAGCCAAGAGGTATCGTCACAGCCGCTCCAGAAGGCCACGCCGGAAACGTGACTTACGAAAATCTTATTCAGCTCAAGCACAGCGTAGATCCTTCTTACCGTTCTAATGCAAAATGGGTTATGTCTGATGATGCATTCAAATACTTGAGGACTGAAACAGACGATCAGAATCGTCCATTATGGGTACCAAACCTAGCCGTAGGAGAACCATCAATGCTCGATGGACAGGCAATGTACGTCAATAACGAAATGCCAGCGGATGCTCCAGTAGTCTATGGTGATTTTAGCCATTACATTATCCGTGACGTAGGTGGACTAAATGTCGTCAGGCTCAACGAAAAATATGCAACATCTGGCCAAGTCGGCTTTATGTGCTGGTTCCGTTCTGGTGGCAATCTTGCCCACGATTCTAGCTTCGGCGATGCTCAGTCACCAGTTAAGAAACTAGTAAACGCAACCGGCGGCAGCAACAATACCTAATAACTAAAAAACATATTTATCTTTTCCAGAGATAAGGTAAGGTCCGCATATGCTGATTAACGTCAGCATATGTTTTTTCGAGAGAGAGAGTATATTATATATGAACAAAAGAATAATAACAGAAGCTGAGTACGAGCCTGTATCATTGCAAGAAATGAAAGAGTGGATGCGAGTAGAAGATTCTGATAACGATAATGTTATTGAAGCTTTAATATCAGCAGCTCGCCAGAAAGTAGAATTAGATACTGGTAGGCTAGCTTGCACCCAAACTTGGGAAGCTACTATACCTTATTTTCCGTTCAACAGAACACCTATCATACTTTCGCCAGTGCCGATTCAGCAAGTCACAAGCATTAAGTATTACGATTTAGACGGGGTTTTGCAAACTTGGGACGATGAGAATTATCTATTTATCCCAGGCGAACCAGCACGTATTCAGCTATTTACCGATTCAGATTATCCTGATACAGATGAAGAGCGAATCAACGCTATAGCCATTAGGTATGTAGCAGGGTATGAAGAGGATGAATACGGATTATCGGTAGTACCTAGTCTATATAGATCAGCTATTAAACTGCTAGCAGCATATTGGTATGAGAATAGGGAGGCTGTGAATATCGGAAATATCACAAGCGAATTACCACTAGCTTACAAGTCGATAGTATGGAATCTAAAATGGAAGGATCTTGAACAAGAATGAAAGCCGGAATACTAAGACATAGAGTGGAACTACAAGAGAAAATTCTCCCTGTAGAACGAAACGAATTTGGGGAAAATGATCCTACAGAGTGGGTGACTATATCCCAGATGTATGCATCTATAATGCCGTTGTCGGCTCGGGAATTAATAATAGCTCAGCAGATGCAATCAGAAATTACGCATAAAATTAATATAAGATATAGAGTCGGTATAACAGTTGAAAATCGAGTCAAGTATAAAGATAGAGTTTTTAACATCACTGGCGTTATAAACTTCGATGAGAGAAATAGAGAAATACAATTAACTTGCACCGAGAGCGTATGATTAGTAATAATAAATCAGCAATAGATATTGAAGTATTTAACCTCAAGGAGTTGGAGCAAACTCTCGAACAGCTATCAGCAGAAGTTGGATTGTCCACATTTTCAAAAGCCAATCAAAATAGCATTCTGAGAAAAGCAATAACTACAGTTTCGCAGTTTTTAGCAAAAGCTATTAAGCCTGGAATACCCAAAGAAACTGGCAACCTAAAAAGATCTATAGGCTACAAAGTCAGAACATATAGACAGTCTAGTATAACATTCGCAGCAGTAGGTCCAAGAAGAGGATATAGAGTAGTTCAGCCCGGATCCAAAAATAGGATCCGAAATGCAACGGCATATGCTCATTTAATAGATGGTGGAGCAGGAGCGCATCAGATTACCACAAGAAGAGGAAAGCCATTAAATACTCCAGTTAATCATCCTGGCTTTTTGGGATCTAACTATATGCAGCGTGGACACGATTCGGTTGCGGGCCAGTTGAACGAGATAATGACTAGTAGATTGTTGGAAGAGATTGATAAGAAAGCCGAGAAGCTAAGAATTAAAAACGAAAAGTCTATTGGTAGGGGAAAATAAAATGATTGAGCAAGCCATATGGAGTATGTTGAGTGAAGATGAAAGTCTTACCACGCTAATAAACAAGCGCATATTTCCGCTAAAAGTACCAGAAGAATCGACTATACCTTGCATTGTTTATCAGCGTCAATCCACAACCCATATTGAAACTATGGATGGAGTTAACGATTTGAAAAGTATAGACTTATTACTTACGAGCTGGAGTCAATCATATGACGAAGCATCTGAAATAAATAATAAAATCGGAGATATATTACACGGCTACCGAGGCTATGTAGAGGCGAAAGAAATAAAGGGAATTTTCAGTATATCAGAGAATCATATATATGTAGCACACACCGATGGTTCGGATGAAGGCTACTATGGATTTAATACAGTTTTTAAAATTTGGTATGTTTAAGGGAGACAGTTAAATGAGTAATGCAATAATTGGATATGGCAGCAGCTTTAGTTATGGAAATGAGTCCACAGTAGCTGCTACCACAGTATGGACCCCAGTAGGGGAAGTGAAAACCTTCGACTTACCAGCTATCACGGTTGACGAAGTTGATGTGACAAATATGGATTCACCAAACGCATTTAAAGAATACATTTTCGGATTGAAAGATGGTGGTAATATCACTATCACGCTCAATTATGATAAATCAGAACTAGAGGCATTATATGGTTTGCTTCGCATCAAGCGTGGATTCCAAGCAACGGTACCTGATACTGATGGCACTGGCGATGGCAGCGTCTGGACCTTCGACGGGTTCGTGACAAGTGTTAGCGGTAATGTAGCTGTCGCAGATGCGATTGAATTGTCTGTATCTATTCGTGTCACAGGTAATGTAGAATTTACCCCAGCAGCCTAAGGAATAAATAATGAGCCTGAAAGATACTATCTTCGCTATGCCTATGCCGGATCCTATTAGGGTGGATATACCCGAATGGGGCATAGCTTTATATGTTAAACAATTAACAGCATACGAACGAGATCAATGGGAGAAATCTTGCCTATTCGATGATAGCAAAAACAAGGACAATATTAGGGCTACTCTGATTATTGCATCTGTCGTAGATGATAAAGGCCAAAAGGTTTTTGATGATAGCGACATAGCAAAGGTATCAGCACTAGCAATAGTACCAATACAAAGATTATATAATGCTGCGACTGAAGCTAATAGAGTTAGCAGCGGTGATATAGATGAGTTAAAAAAAAGTTAAGCAACGATAATGCACGAATTAATCTATTTCATCTATGTTTACAGCTGGGCTATCCTCATCCCGATTATCTTTTGCAACAATTAACAATCGAGCAATATAAAGAATGGCGGGCCTATATGGAATTGGAACCAGTAGGGCCAAGGCGGAACGAAGCCTACTTAAAACAAATGGCATACATCCAAGCATCAGGAACTATGCCACGAAAAGCAGGCTGGAAGATAAAAGAATTCGAAATATTCCCATATAAAATTGATATTGAGAACGAGAAAAAGCGGGAAGATCAAGAGAAGAAACTTAAGATAGAGATGTATGTAGCTGAGCAAAAGTTCTTAAAGAAATTAAAAGAGGGCAAGAAGAATGGCAACAGTAGGTAATACACTATGGAGACTCCAAGCAGATGCGAAGCAATTCCATAAAACTATCGCAGACGCTAAGGCCGGGCTAAAGTCATTAGGGAAAGAAACCCAAAATACTAATGGTTCTTTTGGCGGAATGAAAGCAGCTATTTCTGGTATCAATATCAGGTCGCTTACAAACGGAATATCACAAGGTGTCACAGCGTTAGGTGAGGCTTTTGATGATTTGAAACGTAATGATGTTGGTGCTGCGGTTGAAAAAGGCATACGAGGCATATCTGATATATTGCTAGCAATACCCCATCCAGCAGCACAGGCTGTCGGTGCTTTGCTTAAGCTGGGACAGGTTTTAAGAGATGAAGTAAATGAAGCAATGAAAGAGGGAACAAAAGCTTCAAGATCTTTTCTAGAAAATCTTAAAAAGACAGTAGAACTTATAGGAAAAACAAGAGAAGAATTAGAAGATTCTGAGTTGAAAACCGCAGGCGGAACCTCAGGTCAGAGATCACAATTATTAGATTTACAAAAGCAGCGCGCTGAAGCTGAGGCCTCTGTTAAAATGAAACAAGAGTTAATAAAAGCGCAAGCAGAGATAAATAAATTGATACAAGATCAGATCTTAAAGAACGAAGAGCTCGGAAAATCTGAAGTAGATGTAGCAGGATTGCAGCTCAGCAGATTGGGAGCTAATCAAGATCAGATAGAAGAGATCAAGGCGCTAAAGGAAATAGAAGTAGAACACGACAAAGCAATAAAAGCAGAAGAAGAACGAGAGAAACAGAGAATAGATATGAAGAAAGAAGCGAAGAAAGCACAAGAAGATTTCTTTGCGGAAGGTAGAAAAGCTGTTCTTGAAGCTCAAACAGATATGGAGCAATACACTGCTACCGTATCAAGATTAAATGAATTGCTAGAAGGCGGCTCGATCACTTATGCCGAGTTTGGAAAAGTAGTACGTGATGCTCGCAGCAAACTAGAGTCCAGTAGAGGTAGTAGCACAGTCCAAGCTCCAGAGGCTATAGTCAGAGGCTCATCAGCAGCAGCTAATTTCCTTGCAGATTTTGAAGCTAAGTCACAAACCAGCAAGGGTATAGAAGAGATAGTAGATCAAAATAAAGAGATGCTAGATGTTGAAAAAGAACATCTAGATATATCTAAACGAATGCTAGAGAATATAGGTCGGGGATTGAGTATCCAGGAGGTCACGTTTTAAATGCCAAATTATGAAATCAATTCTGAACTATGGGAAGATTCAGCAGCACTATCTGAATCAGGTTTAACGATCACCAGAAAGCGAATAGTCGTAAGCGATTCCAGAAGTGTCACAGCACTCGATGTACTCAGTTCGTTCGGACTTGAGATAGGGTCAATTGGTCCTAACAATACAATATTATCAGCCTTAGCGGTTAATAGAACCAACACAAAATCCACTGACAATACTTACGAAGTAGTATATACATACGAACCGAATCAAGATCCAGATGATGGTAGTTCAGGTGGTGGTGTACCAAATACAATACAAAAAAATAGAAGTATTAGAATTGGATACGGCAACGATACTATACCATTCGAGAAAGACAGAAACGGTGTACCAATTCTAAACTCTGCTCGACAGAAGTTTCGCAACCTACCACTGATTGAAAAAGCATATGATGTTTTAACATTATCCGATAGAGTATCGTACAATAGATTAAACCTAGATCTCTTATCGTTGTATCGAAACAAAATTAACAATGCTATATTTTTTGGATTTGGAATTGAGAAAGTAAAACTCATCAATTATGGAGCTAATTCAGGATTTGACAATGGAGTTCCATACCTAGATATATCCCTAGATTTTGCGGTGAAAGATACCTGGGATATAAACATATTAGATGTAGGAAGAGTTGAATCGGTTGAACCGCTTGCTGTTGCAGGCGGTGAATCAGCCGGTGCAGGTTTTGCCTTTGCGGTGAAAGCTGTTAGAAACGTAATTGATAATAATGGTTTACCGGTAGCTGAGGATGTGCCTTTCAACGGTAAAGGACAAAAACTCAAACAGGGTGAGAATCTAGTATTTATAAACTTCAAGCCGTTCCAAACGGTGAATTTTGTACAGCTATTAAACTCACTGGGTATGCCTACGAACGTAGCAGGATATGGATAATAAATAACAGGAGATAGATGATATGTCAATAGTTAAATGGACAGGGCTAGGAGATACAGGTGAATTCCACGATCCCGATAACTGGGATCTTGGCACACCTACAGATGGTGATGATGTATATATCACATTGCCGGATTATAATATATTCAGATCTACGTTTTCTGGCGGATGGGTTGAAACCTATAATAGTTTCAACTTGGCATTATCCAATACTACGCTGGGAACTGATGCCGAACCTATCCTCATTAAAGCTACATATATTAATATAGGCTATCCTACAGGATCATCTAATAGCGTAGGCTCACAGAGAATCCATTTAGATGTCGGCGATGTAGCATCGACTATTACTGTTTTTGGATCTAATTCCTCAGCAGAGACAAATGGTTTCCAACCTATCAGAATCAAATGCGATAATGCTGCTACTGTATTTTACATTAGATCGGGATCGGTAGGTATAGCCGATCAGCCAGGCGAATCTTCCATATTCTCAGCAGTCCACGTATTGGGGACATTCGCACGAGTAGTAGTAGGACACGTAGCAGGCGAGGCCAGCATAACGCAAACTAGTGCTACAATACTTGATGGCTCGCTTGTGGTATATTCTGGCGGGACAACATTAAATATTGAAGGTGGCGTGGTTAGAACTGAGGGAGTGGGTGAAGCGTGGACTGCGATGAACTTAAAAGGTGGTATCCTAGTAGCGAATGCGACAGGGGCTATTACTACTATCAATTCTTATGATAGTAGTTTAATAGATTTCACCAAATCGAATATAAGTAGGACTGTCACGAATCTAAATATGCATTCAGGTTCAAGAGTTAAACTTGACAGAAATATAATCACATTAACAAATGATGTAGTAATAAGTACAGATGATGCGGTAGAGATTCAGATTAACAAAATGTAAATGTAATGACATATACTTTCGATAAAAACTCGGCTAATAGAATTGTAGATGCTGTTCGTAAATTAGAGCAGCAACCTTCGGGTGGTATCCTCAGGGACACCGGTACACAGATATCAAATGATGGTGGATTTTGGGCCCGTATAGTAGCCCAGGATCCAACCCTAAAATATAACTATGCTTTTATTATGGTAGGCCATGATGAGGTACATTTTTTCATAGACAAAGATGTATCATCTGTCAGAATCGATGAGGAGAAATACTTAGCCCTGGAAATAAATGGGAATGAATATGTACCAAATGATACGCTGGTCAGATTATACTTAAAGGGCTACGATGAAGCACACGACAAAATGTGGTATGGTTTTTCCTGGGTATCAGTAGGTTCCACATTCTTAGTCAAAGTCACCGTCGATGGCGGGGCTGCCGGAGATGATACTACGGATTGTAGTTTTACATATTCTTGCAAGAGATTAAAATCAGAAGTCATAGCTCCTCCGACAATCGATACCGAAGTATCGCCTTTGCGAAAACGATATCCAAAAATAACATACTCCACACCAGAACCTGACTCACTGGGCGTAGCTACATATCTTCCATCCTTAACCAATTTTGAAGATCTTCATTTCGGTCCCGCTCCTGTATTCAAACTCCTACACGTATTGGAAGAAATAGAAGATACGGATATATGTGTTCCAGAATAACATATGAGTTTTTTACTTAAACAAAACGGGTATATTGTAAGTAAAGATGGCAAGATTGTAAGCGCCAAATCTGATGACTGTAATTGCTGTGGTGAGCCTGAGCCACCAGTTGATTGCGCTGAGTGTGATTTTTGCTCAGGGTGTTTAGTCGAGCATCGTCCCGGTTGCCCTACGGGTATATGTTGTACGCCACATAAAATAAGAGTGGTAGTTAGCGGTGTAGATGCTGCTGCTAGCAACTGTGCGGCAGATACAGCAATGGGAAACTCTGTAAAAATAACAAACTTACCAACCGTAGATGGTACTTTTACACTCATACAAAACCCGCTATCAGCTTGCTCATGGTTTTACTCAGTTGCGGCAAGTCACACGTATGGTATTCACAGCGGGTTAGTCTGTGCTGGTAGTCCCTACTATACCGAAAACAAAACCAACCCATTACAATATTTTTTGTCAAGAGGAAACCTCGGTTGGACTTTTGGAATTTCTCAGGGACACATATGGATGTTCGGTAAAGACACAGGTGGTTGTACTCAAATTGTACAAAGCGTTGCTGAAGATGTAGATCAAGCTTGTGATACAGTTCCTACGATGTCAAATGCGTTGGTAATTTGTATGAATAATGCATCAGGTTTTCAAACCGCTTTCTCAAATGGTGGCACAGCAACTTTCACAGTATGTCCATAATATATGAAAGAAAACTTTTTCAAATCTAAACATTGCTTATCAGGTGTACACTGTATATCCTGTCGAACATCTGAAAAATTCCGAGCAAGTATAGCAGAACATTTTGATGTAGGGGCGGCAAAGAACTTTCCTTGTCCACATGGCAAAGATAATGATTCAACTATTACATTACCAGAATTAAAACCAGATAAAATCGGATGTAAAAAATGTAGTAGAAAAAGTAGAACATAAGTCATTCTCTTGGAAATGAGTTTAAACATCCGCCAGATTTATTTATAATATTGACACCCATTTCCCTTGCTTGCTCAGCCAGCAGATCCCAATGTTTCAAAAATCTGTCGTTATGAAAATCACGATAGAATCCATCTTTCAATTTTCCATATCGAGATACATTGGATCTGTCTCTCCGTTTTATTAATACTTGATCCGGCATATCAAACCAATACCTGGCAAAAGATCCGCAAGGCAATACTTGTAAGGAGCAATCGCAACCATATAGATATATTGGATTATGCCCGTGTATAATTGCAAAATGAACAGCGGCTATAGCTACTGTACATCCTCGTGTAATTATGTCTGTGCGTTTAATATCCATCACGTGATTTTGCGAGAACGGAATAATTCTATCAGTCCATTCCAAAAATAGTTTTGGATTACGACTTAGGGATTTTATCAAAGCGGTATGATACAAAGGTATAGTAGCCGACTCCCTAGCGATATGCATGTAGGTCCAGTTAGCGCAATCCGCATCTATGCAAACGTGGTAGGTGGCAGATGGATAGAAAGCTATACCAGAATTACACGCATAGGTGATTCCATCAGTATCTATCGGGGGATGAGAGTGTATAAGACTGGGCCCGGCACCGATGATATGAGCGATAGCCATTTTTAACATACGTGAAAAGGTTCCAAGTTTCCTTTAACAATCGATGATACAATTATTTCTCCGGAAAATTAGTAGGATTGGTTAGTAGTGGTGCATCGCAGCATCGCATACTCCTACACAAAGGAATACGAAAATGGAAACGACTACAAAGAAGAAACGCAGACTTACTCAAGGCGTAAGGCTTTGGGCCAACAACAAAAAGCGGTTATATCAAAAAAACATGTTGGAAGTTGTAAATATTGCCAAGTTGGAGCGAATCCCTAACTGGGATTGGAACATGTATTATGACACCAAGCCTGCTACAATAGATCAAAAACTTAAAGTATTTGCTAATCAAGAAGCGGATTCCCCTCTCTTAAGGGTAGAAAGTTTTAAGATAATGGTTAAAACCACAGTTATCTTAGGAAAAATATCACATGAGGAAGAACAACAGATTAACGATATCCTTGATGCTCACCAGGAAGATAGAAAATTGGATAAAGATGCTGAACAAAACTTTGATCGCATAAGCGATAAAGTGCAATGCTGTTTAGCTTAAACTCAAGGTAAGGGCCACAAGGATGTGGCTCTTTCCTTTTACACAAAGAACATAAGGATTTTTAACATGAGATACGCTATAGGATTGTTAATCGTATTAGGTATCGGAGCTATAGGAGTTGTTATAGGAATGCATATAGAACATCAGAATACTGTAATGATAGTACAGAAATACCAAGCTGTATTAATAAACAGTGCAAGACTTATAGATCCTCTTGAGAAAGTAAACCCCGGAATAGTTTACACTAAGCCTTAGTGTTCACTTACTAAGCCTAAGTGTTCTTGCATATGTTGGGTTAAACTAAATAACTTTCTTTCGTCGTCTGATATCTGACACTTCATACCAGCTATCCTACTTAGAAAATCTTCCTTGTGTTTTTCCATAATAGGAGTATCATATTCTAACTGATCCTCAAGTATAGAAATACTTCTCTCTAAGAAAGAAATGTGTTCCGTTAGTGTTTCAATCTGTTCAAGCATGTGTAAACTCCAAAAAGGTGGGGACAAGTCACTAGTCTAGCATAGATTTTTGCACTAGTGAGCCGGCCAATTAGTGGAT